GTTACCAACGAAAGCGTCAACAAACATACCACCTCTAAATGCTTGTCTGTTTAGTGATCTTGAAAAACTCGAACCTGTTTGACAGTATGGTGACTTAGTAAGAACTTGACCATCTGGATCAAGTACCATCATAAATCCACCGTGTCCTGTAACAGAACAGTTTCTTACAATAGTTCCATCGTTACACAAGAACACATCAAGTTCATTATTGTTTCTAGGTGTGTTAATGCTTGCGTTAAATGCAAATGCTACACAATCAACAAGTGCATCTAAGTTTGTGTATGCTGTTGCTTCAGCAGTTAATGATGGGTCAATGATTTGCGGTTCAATTGCTTGTGTTGCTGTGACTGTATTATTTTGTAAAATAGTATTTGCAAGTGTACTAATGTAACGTATTGCCGCTTCTGTTTCTGTTTCTTGTCCAGCAACTGCACCTTGATAATACATACCTTGGTTTGTTAATGAAGTCTCACGTCCACCATAAACTAAGTCTGCCGCTAGTCCTTTAACAATTAGTCTTGTATCTCTTCTACATTTTGTTGCATTGTAAACATGCGAAGGATATGTTGTGTTAACAAAACTTATAACTTCTTCAACTATAAATTCTATGTTATTTTTTAAAATCTTTGCGGCTTGTGAAAATTTACCTGGATTTGAAATACCAAAGTTACTTACGTTTGTATCTTTAGTTGGATCAGTTAAGTAGTGTTTACCAAACCAACCAATTGGGTTACCTGTTAATGGGTTAACATAACGTGAACCACTTAGTGGTATGTTTGTATCTGCTACTCCTGTTACACTAGTTGCCGCATCACCAGTTAGTCCATCAAAATTATCATCACGATAGAAGTATACGTTTGCCCATGGAGATTGTGAAGGACCTAATTTAGGTTTAATAATTACTCGTCTAAACTCATCACCTTTTAGTGATACGTTTGCAGGTAATCTAATTGGAAAATGTTCTTCGTACGTACCAGACTCAATTCTAATACTAATTTGATTAAATTTAATTGTGTTTGCATATTCAAGTTGTTCGCCTGGAATAAATTCTACAGGTTCAAGTAGTTGTAATTCTAAAATATCTGTATTAGTTGGATTAGTTGGATTTAAATTTTCACTAAGATATTCAACAACTCTACCTAGAGCACCTGATTCTTTACCACGTATAACTTTGCCTGGCAAAATATCTGTATTGTCTGGATCACCTTGATCAACAAAACTGTTATCGTTACCGTTGCCCATTGTAATTTTGTATGTGCTACCATCAACAATAGCAGGCGCATCAAACACATTTCCATCATTGATAATACTAACAATAATATCAAATTTAGCATCTACAGAATTTCTTGCTGTAGCATCTGTTGCAAATCCTGAATTAATATATTGTGTATAAACTGATTGGTATGTTGTGCCTGGACTAATATTTTGAAGGACAATATTAGTAAGTGCTTTTACAAATGCAATACCAGCAAGTGTTTCTGTTTTTTGTGTTGTAATTGCCGCTGTTGCACTTGCGTTAGCATAATATCTAATACCTGCTCGTCTTGATAAAAAGTTAGCGTTGTTACCAGTAAGAACATCAAGCACTACTGCATCAACCATTAACCCGATGTCACGCTGACATATATCTTGATCGTATACAAAATTAGGGAATGTTTCATTTATATATGCAACAGTTTCAGCCTGTATAAATTTTTTATTTTCATTTAATAATGATCTTACGTTTCCACGACCTGATGGAATAGTTTTAACATCAGCAGTTCCGACACTAGTTGGAGTAGAAAAAGGTCTTCCTCCTGTTGAATGTGTAATTGTTTGTGCATAGTTACCTAATTCAAATTTAGAAGCAATTTGTAATTCTTCTGCTCTACGTGCCGCCGCTCCTATCGAAGCAAACGCAAACGATGCACTTCTACCTGCTTTGCCTGGATTGGTAGTTGCAAATCTATCATCACCGTTTGGCGAAACATATAAGTTAGATGAACTTATACCTTCTTGTTGATCAACATATAATTTTGTTGCAACTTGTAGTGCTTCTGGATCTGCTGAAGTTACACCTGCTAATCCTCCTGGATGATCGCTTGCAAACAAAGGTCCAGTCATTGTATCGCCTGCTCTGCGAACAGTACTCTTACGTGGTAATGCTTCGTTTGCTAGATAAAATCCTGCAAGAGTTGTATCTAATCCTTGATCAACAATTTTGTGTACTCCTGCTACAACTGTACCAGTAATGTTAAGATCGTTTGTTTTGTTAATAGCATCTGCAGAACTATTATGTAAACTAATTGTATTGTCGTCAATAACACTAACGTAATAAATTTGATCTTTTACAAGACCTGTTAATGCTGAGCCTGTTGATGTATATTTGTAACTTTGACCGTTACTTGCTCTGTCTAGTCCGTGTGCTAAAACTTGTAAATCTTGTGTTGATACAAGTCCTGTAATATCTAAAGTATATTCTGATGCATCTGCTGGTTCATCTCTTAGTCCGCCCATTTTACCAGGGTTCATTGCTTTTGCGTAACGCTGGTCAGTATATTCTTTATCCGGCACTAGGTCATGTATTGAATAATTACCACCATACTTACTAGTAAATGCCGCGGCACTTGCTGTTGATATATCTAAGTTACCAATTGCATATCCGTCAGCATTAAGATGTCCGCCTAGTTGTGGACTAGTGTCACCTTTTACATTTGTTCTACCTGCTTGTATTAAAAGTTTGCCTGCTTGTGTAACATTAAACACAATAGTATCATCTGCTGGATCGCCTGTAATTGCTCCATTAGATACAAGTTCTAATGCTTCAACACCTGTTTCGCTTGTATTAACAGCAAGTACTCTGCTTGCTAGTCCTGTGTAGTCATCGGGCGTATCACTTAAACTTCTAAAGTTAATTTGTCCGCCGATACCAAATACTGCGTATAGTTCCTGAAAGTTTTCATTCGATTTACGAAACGATTCACGTAAACTATCACCGGTACCGTCGTTACCTTCTACACCAATATCAATAATTTCTCTTGCCATATTTTACTCCGTTAAGCAGGTATTGCTAATTTGTCTATATCAAAATTTACACTAACGCCACATCCACAACTGCTTTTTGCGTTAGGGTTTATAAGTTCAAACATAGATCCCATAATATCTTTTTTATAATCAATTACTGTACCAAACAAAAACATTAAACTTGCTCCGCCTATTACAAATGTACAACCTGTATCTGTTTTAAATACTTCGTCATCATCTAGTAATTCGTCTGGTTTTGCGTAAGTTCCCCATTCGTATTCGAATCCTGCACAACCACCACCTTTCATGTTTAGCGTAACTGCATAAACTTCATTTTCCTTGCAAATAGTGTCAATTTGCTGTTTTGCGGCATCTGTAAGTGTACAAATAGTCATTGGAACTCCTTTATTAATGTTATTTATCTTAGCGTTTTGTAATCCGAATGTAAATATAGTTATGTTCTTAGAAGAATTTAAAAAGAAAAGTCGGCATACAAGGAAGTCTAAAAACGGTACTGAACATCAGTATGTTAAGACAAAAACCTTTGCTAGATTACGCTGTGATAGTTGTAATACAGAGTTTGTACGTCCACGTGGAAGTATGGACCCTAAACGCCTAAATAACAACTATTTTCATGTATGTGGTGATTGTGATGCAAAGAGATTTGCACAGAAAGCAGGAGTAGACCAGAAGCAGAAATGGAATAACCTCTCTGCTTCTAGTAATATTCCTATTGGTAAGTTATAACTATTCTGATTTCCAGATAGTCCATGCACCATATGCTACTGCTAAACCAGCGGCAATTTTTGCTAGTGGTGCAAGAAATAGTACCATAAGTCCTAGTAGTACTAAAGCGGCGCCATCCCATGATGTACGCTCTTTCATTCTTGAGTTAATCCATGATTTAATCATTGTTTTCTCCTTTATCAACGTAGTGCTTGCTTAGCCTTTAAAGCGGCTCTTTTCTTTTCAGTTTCAATTGCTTGTCTAACTTTTCGTCCCCAAGGTAGTTTTATTTTATCTACTATTTCTTTACCTTTTTTACTAATGTATTCTACACTAATAAATCGGTCCTTGAAGTCACCTTGTACAGATTTTACTGCTCTATGTAGACTCAATTGTTCTGTGTCTTTTTCATCACCCTTTTCATTCCAGAAATGGAACTTTCTCATTTTTGGCATAAGCCTCCGTTGTTACATATTTATTGTATTGATCTAGCAGTTCTATGCTTGCTAAATTCTTCATCTTGCTCTCACACATAATATCAGCATATTGTAAGAACGAAAGTGCCCATGCATTTACTTTCTCGTTAGGGTAAAAGTCGCTATGGGCTCGTAATTTTGCTTTCTTGTAGCCTGCTTCGAGTAGTGCTGGCATATCAGGCATAGTATCATGTTTAAAGTCTGCAGGTAAATGTTCGTCTCTGCTGTAAGAGTAATGTATTACTGGACGTACACCACGCCATGAATCTATTACGCGAGAAAATCTATCGTCGGTGGGACGTATATACTCACCTTCACGGCACCAGTGATGGTGTATGTCGAGAACCAATGCGCAGGTGTCGACAAGTTCGAGACTGTGTTCGAGTCCCCACTTGTTCTCGTCGTTTTCGATCGTAATTGTGTTTCTCGCCTCCGGAGATAGTCTTGTGTCAACTGCGTGTTTAATACCGGCTGGACCTTGGCGACCGGATATGTGGACGTTGCATTTAAAGTCTTGGAACGATTGGCCATAGCCCATCCATCTGATGCAATCAACATGATATTCAAACTCCTCTATAGATCTTTCGACAATGTCTGGATTGTCGCTTGCAAGTACAGTAAATTGGCCTGGGTGCATCGAAAGTCGGACATCGAGGGCTCTTGCCGTGTCGCCGACTTTTGCGAATTCTCTTTCGCAGTAAATTCTAACATCTGGCTTACGCCAAAAATAAGACCAAGTAGGCTCGGTATACACAGGAAGTACATCACTACCCAGTCTGACCATTCTAAGTTCGTTTGGAAGACCTCCAACATATCTAATCAATCTCATGTATGACGCTATGTTATGGACCATGATGTCCCATAAGCGTTGCTCTGCTACCTCAACAGTTTGTCTATTGAGCCATTGTACTGTTGTACTACGGGTATTTAGCGGTCGTTGAATTTCTTCTAGCAGTTTCTTCTTCTGCGTTTGATCTGCTGTCATATATTTACAAGCAAAGCCTATGCGTTTAGTTACCATTCTCTATAATTCCCATTGATTTCGTGTGTGCCTGAATTGTGTATTGCACACCAAAAACTTTGCCATATGCCATACTGCTGTCGTAATTTTTTGTACCATTGTCTGTATAGTATAACACGTTTTTTGAAGTTTGTCAAGACGTTCATTTTAGATAGTTTGTGTTAAAACTAATTGTTACCCTATTGTCAGTAGTATTATCATCTGTATAATGTTCTAACCAACTAGGAAAAAGAACAAGAGTTCCTTGCTCACAAGGTGTTTCCATCATAGCCGCATTATAAAATGTTTCTTGTGCAGTATATTCAAACATCTTATATACTTGCAATGGACTTTTAAATACTAAAGGTGTACTACCTTTATCTGCTATTGGATAAAAAGCACCACTTAGCACACTAACTTCGTGTCTGTGAGCCTTTACTGCGCCACCTTTACCTACTCTATTCATCCAACTGTTGCCAATAGTTAATTTAGGAAGACCATATTCTAAACAATAATCTTGTACACAGTCTTCTAAAGTTTGTTTAAACTCTACTAATCCTAATTTATCTAACCATCTGTTTCCTGTACTTTCGTCATATGTACTTTCTGCATCTTTCATTATAGCATGCCAACTTGTTTTTGTTTTGTTTACAACATCAAGCATTCTACTGTAATGTGGGTGTTTACTTAAATCAAATCTCATAATTGTTGTAGGAAAGAGTTTTTCAATACTACAAGGATAATGTTCACGCATTGTCTTGCCTCTGATATACAGGATATGCTGTATTAAAACTAATTGTTGTTCTGTTATCACAGTCAATAGTAGGAACAAAATGTTCCATCCAACTAGGATACAGTAATAAATCTCCAGTTTCAACTTCTTCTAAATGTGCATATGTTGTGCTAGGGTTTGTAGCATTTTGCCTTTCCATCATTCTATAAGGAATAGTAGGATTAGCAAATGCAAGTCCGTGACTGCCTTTTGGTGCGTTTACATAAAGTGTCCCGCTCCATACACTATTTTCATGTCTATGTCTTTGTATTCTACTACCTTTGTGCATAATAGTATACCAACTGTCGTCTATAATAACATTTTCAATACTATTAACAAAACAAAAGTTTGTAGTACATGATAAAAGTAAAGACTTCAAATCAGGAAATTGATCTAATACAAAACTACGTTTATCCCAATCTTCAATAAAACTAGTTTGTCCAGATCCTTCTAGTATAGACTTTTCTGTTTGTTCTGCATCAAGAAGCAAATTCATAACATTATCCCAATGGTCGTAATGATCAAATAATTTAAACTTCATAATGTTAGTAGGAAATAATCCTGTAACTTTTGCTCCTGTAAATATTCCGCCTGCCATTAGTACCAATTCTCCTTACACCACGGGTCTACACAATTATGCGGATTAGGTTCACCGTGAAATACTGCTATACTTGTATCTGGTGCAATCTCAGGTACTCCTGGTGTAGCAAAATTTCTTACTCCGTCTAATCGTGTCATCGTTGGTTTGTTTCTCATTTCCCATTTGTAACTTTGTAACCATTCATCTGGCCAAAATACATAATTGTCCTTAACTTGGTCATATAACCAATCTTGGTCTCCGTGAAACTTTCTACTATTTACAACTGGATTTTGCATAAAGTTATTGTATACATAATCATGTTGTCCTATTTCTAATCTAAAACAACTGCTGTTAAATTTATTCCATGAAGGATTATTTTTTCTGTTAAAGTCTCTAATTACACAAAACTGTCCTGGTTGGTATGTAAACAATTTATCAATGTTTCTAAATATAATTACATCTAAGTCTATAAACAATACTGTTCCTTGTAATACAAGATCAGGATTGAAGAACATAGGCTTGTACCACCAACCTTGTAAACCTACGTGTTGCGGTAAAGGCTCTACTCTAATGTCTTTATCTAAGTCTGTTGGATTTTCTGTAAAGCAAACAAATTCAAAAGGCAGTGTCATATTTCTTTTACACATGTTAAACAATGTGTTTACATAAAGTCCGTCATATTTGTTACCATGTTTCAAACAAGCAATATACCTTTTCGCTTGTGGTTCAAAACCTTTGCTCCATCTGTCAGGATCACCTAAATCAGTCTTATCTGCAATAGGTGGAATAACTTTAGGTTCCGGCTGTATTAAAGGAGGCTTTGGTGTAGGTGGCGGAGACTTTTTAGGCTCCCGCACTGTTGTTGTCTTAGGGAAAGGCATCTTAACTTTTTTGCCTGTAGTCTTTTCTGCGAGTTTACGTGCTTTACGTTGCTCTTTAGACTCTCCTGGATAATATTTTTTAACCAATGTTATGCCTCATAGATTGCTGAATTGGCACCATGCTCTGAACATTCAACACTTACACAATAACAACGATTATTTGTTTTTTCTCTAATTAAATCGTTCGCAAAGTTAAATGCATGTTCTGCAAACTTCTCTGCTCCGACACCATCAAACTCTCTTACTTCACACAGGTCTTTGTCTTGCAAGTCATAGAAGTCTTGCTTGTGTGGATCGTTAACGTCTACACATGTTTTGTGATCAAAACTATCTTCAAGCCATGCTTTCAACGGCTTTAGTCCGCCAAAGTCAACTGCCCAGTTTTTATTATCTAAATCAATACATCCAAATGTAAATTTAAATGCTAGGCTGTAACCATGTAGTAAATGACAATGCGAATGATCCGCATTGGGTTGACGGAACACCGCTGATAGTCCGATGTTGTGTCCGTATGTTTTAGTGCTATAATAAGCCATATTTTCTCCTATATAATAGCGGCAGAATTAGGAGGGTTGACGCTAAGTCCTCTTGTTTATACTTATTATACTATATATTATTGATGCTGTCAACTGAAACATTTGGCAATTCCCACTCTTTTGGCAACTTCCAGTCTGTTTGATATATGGTGAAATGCTTTTGCGGATATATTTTCATCAGTACACCTATCTGATGTATCCAATATCTTGGGTCTATAAAATGATGATCACTTTTATTATAGTTTTGTGTATCTTTGTATATATTATTCATATACTGATCTTTACTATGTAAATCAAAACCTATCATTTTTATTTTATTGCTTAGATTACATGCAAGTAAAACTGCATACGGGCCGCTACCCCATTGAAAGGGTTCGTCTGGTCTTTCTTTGCCTTTGTAAGGAAGTTCCGGCACAGTCATAACTCCATATGCCTTGAATTCATCTATCCAATTATTGCGTGTGTATATGTTTGATTTATATTTTGCTGTAATTGCTTCTCGCACCATCTTGCGATCTACACATATCAAATGCTCAACAAGATAATCACGTAATATTGCATTACATCCTATCTTTGTATCGTTTATTGCATCAACATCAATGTGTTTACGACTTTCACCGTTTCCAATTACTAACATAAATCTATTTATTAGGTTTAGTGTCGTGTACTTCTCTACTAATTTGTTTGAACTCTTCTCTGACTTCGTGTAAATTTTTACTTGCCCTATGTAGTGTATGTACTAAGTGCCTTATAGTATAAATTGTCCAGAACCACCAAGTTACTGCTGTTACAGCAAAAACTCCTAGTGCCGTCCAGAATGCCTGTTTATAATCAATCACGCCTAAGCATATTAACACTAGAGAAATCCCTAGAAATACTATTGGAACGATTCGTGCGAACCAATCCCAGCGTTCGACTTGCCTTTCAACTTTTTGTATGTTTGCCTGTTTTTGTTTTTCGTTTGTCATCATAACCTTTCAAGTGTAAATTTTTACACAATATTTAATGTCTTTACTATTTGAATTAAATTGGACTATTATGAACTAATTTGTCCGAAGGCTTTCCACAAGCCTGGTGTACCGTCTCTTGTACACACCCAACCTACATACCCTGTTGGAACAGGACTTGTATTCCATACAATATCGCCTACTGCATAAACACCTGCTGTAGGTGCCGCCGCTCCGTTTTCCATTTTTCGTCCATCAAACTTAATTGGTCCTGAAGCACTTAAACTAACGTCTGAATCAATGTTTGCTACACCAACTCCTAGTTTACCATGGATATGTACTCTTGCATTATCACTGCCTTGTGTGCCAACAATAATATTTCCATTTGCTTTTACAGTCAATCTTGTTGTATCATCTGTTACTACTTGTAAATCATCGTTTGTCCAAGTACCAATTCTAATACCACTATCGTGTTCGCTATCGATAATAAATTCTGCATCTAGGTTTGCAATAGAAAGTGTAGCATTTGGTGTTTGTGTTCCTATGCCTAGTCTATTGCTTTCTGCTTCCCAGAATAAGTAACCGTCAAAATCAACATTACCTACAACTGACAAGTTATCTAATACACCTAAATTAGTTAGGCTACTGTTAATAATAGTAGAACCTAAATCTGTTTCTGTAATTACAGGAACAGTACCAATACTAAGATGTTTTGTACGAGCGATATCAATGTTTTCTGATGAAAACATTCTGTGTGGATTTTCGTGATAAACAAACTGTCTCGATACTTCAGAAGTTCTCCACACTAATCCTTTACCAGCAACACTATCACCTTCAAATTCTAAACTAGTTGAACGTTCATTTCGTATATCTGCTGTAAGTTCATTTACATGTAAACTTTTTGCAGTAATACTACCTGCTACATCTAAGTCGCCTGTTGTAGAAACATTACCTTGAAGTGTATCAACATCAATAGTGTCTACTGTAATACCATCATCATCAACCATTAGTATCATACGTGATGCTTGGTCGCTTATTCCACTACTTGTGAAATTAGTAATTAATCCACCATTAATTTTATTACCACTTAAACTGCGGTCATTTATAACAGGTGCTGGCGCCTCACGGTCTGCAAGGTTTTGTATTGCTGTACCTAGTCCATCTAGGCTGTTTTGAAGATCTTCTGTGCTCATACAAGTATTTATCAAACAACTTTGAGAAGCACAGTTTCAGGATTACAGCGACCGTTTAATTTAGTATCTGTAGTCTTGATATCATCTAAGAATGTACGCAATTTTACCTTACCCGAATCTTTGAACTCTTTGATTTGATCTAACGGTTTGCGTAGGGTTTTCTGCATACTTAATTCTTCATTATATCCTATAATTGTAGTACCTTTAACACTAAGACCACTGCCTTCTCGCATCATTCCTTTCGGATCAATGTTCTTTGCAATGTATTTTCCTAATTTACGTGTTTTTGTATTGAATACCCAAAGTTCATTTGCACCAACTATGTCAGTTGGATTAATACTTGCAAGTTTAAACTTGTCATCAGTTACACAATACTTTAATTTAGATACTATTTTATCTGCACTATAAACTTTAGGTTTACGTGGTTTACGTGTTGCCTTTGCACTATCAATCACAAAATCTAATGCTATCATAAGTTCATCAATAGCAGTGGTAAAGTTTTTTATATCTGCTTTTTTAAGATGTGCATATCCTTCTTTAAGTTGAGCCCACATATCTTGTTCATGTTCGCTCATCTTCTTTAACTGTCCGGCAGTAGGAAAGCGTTCTAATGCTTTAAAATCATCTAGTTCATGTTCGTAAAAAGTTTTTAGTTTTCTAGCATGTGCCTGTGTTACATTCATTTCACGGAAGTGTGTCTTAAAATCAAACCCTTTAGGATCAAAGTTTTTCTTATCACTAATAAATCCATCAAGCCATTCTTCTAGTTTTTCGCTTTGCTTATATGCTTGATCTCTAATACGTTCTTGGATAGTAGGAACGTATACATCTTTCTTTTCTTCTGCTATTTCTGCTTTTTCTTCTACAATTACTTTGCCTGCGACTATACAATCTTCAATACGTTTTCTAAGGAATGCATCTGCTGGTTGTGTTGTACCCATTGTTCCAGGTAAACTTTGCCAGTATTCATCTTCTTTAGGATTGTAAAGCGGCATTCCGCAAAGCAACATCTTTGCAGTAATTGCGGCTGTAACACTTAATGTAAAGCCAGGTGCGGCTTTTGCTTGTTTAATTTGTTCTTTAGTATAACCATTTTGTCCCATCCAAGTCCAAGTATATTGGTATAGGTCTGCTGGTTTAAAATTTTGATAATAAAATTCTCTAGTTGCTGATGCAAAACGATGATATCTTTGACCATCCCATTCTTCCCAACCATCCCAACTGGGATCAGCAAGTTTGCCGCCTCGCTTAATGCGTGGAGCCGCTCGGACCGTCTTCTTTTTAGTTCTTTTCGGTAAAGCCATCTCATAAATCTCCTACTGTTTTACTTAATATATAGCAAAGGTTGTAATTTGTCAAGTATTAATGATTAATTATACTTCTTTTTCTTGTGGAATAAATCTTTATAACGCAATTCTTCAGTCATTGCAGGGGTGTAAGTTTCTGTAAACTCCATTGACATTTTCCAGTCGTCTCTTTTAAAAGGTATCACTTGTATCAAAGGATCGCCTGCTTTTATGATATGGTCTTTAACAATCCATCCTGGAAATTCTACAGGTAAGTCAAACGTATCTGTATCAACAATGCCTGATAATAATCTTAGGTTAGGATTAAATTCATATATAGGTTGTATAAACAAACAACTATAACCGGGCGGTGTTCTTACTAACCAAGGATTCTTAAGTTTTATCCAATGTTGTTTATCTGGATTTTTTACAGGACACATTTCAAATCTATGTGCTTCAGGTGCATATGTATTATTTTTAACCTTAAGTTTATTTTCAACAAAGTTGCCTGCACCTTTTTGTTGAATTACATCAATGTCTGTTGGATTTTGTATAATGTATCCACTAGTCAACATATCTGTTGCTGGCATACATTTTTTGATAGTTGGTAATGTAGAGCCTAATGGATAAACAAACTTCTCTGCAGGTAAGTCTTTAAACCATTTAGGCAATGACTTCTTGGCTGGAAGAACAGGATAGTTATCTATAACATCCTGATCCATTGATATGAACTTTATGTTCATATCTTTTCGCCAGCATCAAATCCGCGAAATGTTTTGAATCTTGGAAAACGCAAACTGTATGTATCACTGTCTTGTGATTTAGTTCTTGCGTCTGCTCTTATTTCAATTAACTGACCAACGAGATCAGCACGTTTAGTCCAGAACTCATCACGTTGAGAGTCAGTGAAACCGCTCCCACAGTTAAGGCGATAATTGTATCCATCGTCTTCTCCTTCTACTATTACGGCACCTAGTCTTCCCGCATTACGTCCAGTGCCTTCCTCGACGTCAACGACTTTTAATGTAATTTCAATAAAAGGTTTTGCTTTAAGCCAAGCATGTGTACGTTTACATTCATATGGTGCATCAATGTCTTTGATCATTACACCTTCGTAACCACCGTCTACAGCCGCTTTATTCAGCCCTACAAAGCGTTCTTGTCCTTCAGTAGTACTTAGGTCTACCTCTTCCCAATCTAACGCTTGTACGTGCTTTAAAATGCTTGCATGTTGCTCTACCCAAGCCTTTGTTGCCGCACTTCTAAATGACTGTGGTTTGTCCCACTTACCTAGTTTGAAATCAGATAGTGGACAAATATCAAACAAGTGTAGTACTGCGTCTGTTGATTGCTTACCATCTTTACGATGTACTTGCTTCATAAGGTCTTGAAAGTTAGCACTCATTACTTCTCCATCTAACACTAGGTCATATGGTGCTTGGTTGTCTTTTAGTACCTCTTCGATCTCCGTAATAATATGTCCGAAGTTATGAAACTGTTTACCATTACGTGAAAACATTTCTACTTTTTTGCCACGTATAATTGTTAGTACTCTTACTCCGTCTAATTTAATTTCAATTTGCTTTTTGCCTACCATCTTCTTTTCATGGTTAGCACTGTCATGTGCAAGTGAACAATTAAAAACAGGTATGCTATATTTGCCGTTGAACTTTTTAGAAACTTTGTTTACAGTCTTTTCACTACAACCACAACGTAAATCTTTAATTAAGATACGTCTATAAAAACCATTCCATTGCTCTGCGGTAGCAGTATTCATAACAAGTTCAATTGCATCACGTGCCGCATGTCCTGTAAGTTCTCTTGCAATTAATTTGTCTGCAAGTTCTTTAAATACTGGCCAAGCACATCCTTGTGCTGACAATACTTCATTCTCTGCTTTCTCTGGGACTTGTTTTACACCAAATGTTACAAGTGGGTCGAGTGCCATTCGCACTCCTTCAAAAAATTCGTCTAGCCCTTCTTCCATAGCACCGTACAGGATTTCTTCTTTGTCTAATCGACTGTTGTGTGCTTCTAATTGCTTAATTACTTCTTGTGGTTGTGTTCTCATGTTTGCCTCTATTGCCTAATTATATATACATTATAGCATAATTATTTACTTTGTCAAGCATTTTGGTGGACCCGAAGAGATTCGAACTCCTGACCTCCGGTTCCGCAAACCGGCGTTCTATCCTGCTGAACTACGGGTCCATGTATAATAAGGGCCGACACTTGGTACGCAACTGTTCGGTGTCTGGTTTAATGCAACGTTGCCTAGGACTAACCATTCACAACCCTTATTATCTTTACAGTATATAATAGTTTATGAACTTTGTCAAGTGTTTTGGACACGTAGGCCGGAATCGAACCGGCATAAACGGAGTTGCAGTCCGTCGCATAGCCATTCTGCCACTACGTGATTGGTCGGGGATGCAAGATTCGAACTTGCGATCTTCTGCTCCCAAAGCAGACGGATTAACCAGACTTTCCTAATCCCCGTTTGGTGCGCCCGGAAGGATTCGAACCTCCAACTTAACCGTTATGAGCGGTTGGTTCTACCATTGAACTACAAGCGCCAAATTTGGCACAGGTGAAGGGAATCGAACCCCTATCTTCAGTTTTGGAGACTGACGTGTTACCATTACACCACACCCATAAAAAAAGCCCCTAATAAAATTAATTACTAGGGGCTTGTCTAAAATAACTTTTGGTTATAAAGTCATGTCAAAACATACCCCGGGACCTGGAGGCCAACATATTATACATATTGTATTAGTCTTGATCATGTTAAAATTCCTTTATTGTCTTTACAGTATACTACAGTTATTTAGCAGTGTCAACCTTTTATTTAATTCTTTTGAGTGAAACATTTTTATATGTTTGTGTAATATCACAATTACTGTTCATACGATACACACCAAACTTAATAAATAATTTTGTAAAGCCTTTGGCATCTACTTTCTCACCACCAAGAAATTTACCATCTATCCAATAGTCAGTTTTTATATAATCTTCTTCAACCCACTCTGTCTGCATACGAACATGAAATGGTTGTACAGGAACTTCAGTATCTCCTGGACCTACGTGCCAAGATGAACGCCCGTTACTAAATGGACCGTATGCTCCTCTAAATTTGTTAGCATAATTTACTGCAAGAAAACTAGGAGGACCATCTGGCTTAGTAGCAGTATTGTGTCCGCCATGAACTTGTACTATTGTACTTCTTAAAGCAGGTTTACAAGCACGGTCAATATTTACAGTTGCACTCCATTCCCATTTACCGAATTCATTTTGATTTGCTTTCCAAGAGGGTTTAGACCAAACTTCTTGCCGTTCTGCAAAATCCCACTTTCCTGAAAAATGCTTTTTACTGTCATCTTCACATCCACCTATTTCACCTTTACGTACTGTAAAAGTATAATTTGGTTTGAAAAACTCTTTAGACCAATTACTACTACCACAACTAGATACCCATTGTTGTGCTTGTACTGAAGTTGCAGTTAATGTTGCAAATGCTAATCCAAGTAATATTTTCTTCATAATAGTTCCTTTTCCAGTTTATCATACTATTATAAAGGATTTTTTACGATAAGTCAATAGACTATTTTACCAAATTAGATAATAGTTTTTGACTTATAATCTGCTATTGCAGATTTAATAGCATCTTCGGCTAGAACTGAACAATGTATTTTAACTGGCGGTAAAGCAAGTTCTTCTACAATGTCCATATTCTTTACTGCTGATGCTTGGTCTAGTGTCATACCTTTAACCATTTCAGTTACTAAACTTGAACTTGCTATTGCACTACCGCAACCATAAGTTTTAAATTTAGCATCTTTTATTACGCCTTCTTCAACTTCTATTTGTAGACGCATAACATCACCACATGCTGGTGCGCCTACCATTCCTGTTCCTATATTATCTTTCTTGGGATCAAATGTTCCGACGTTGCGTGGGTTTTCGTAATGGTCAAGTACCTTTTCGGAGTATGCCATATTAGTCTCTGTAGTTATACTACACTTATTTATAACTTATTACTGATAAGGATCTAGATCAAGGTACTTACCCCATTCACTGTAGTAATGACGCATACCTACTTCATCATGGATAGTTCCGTTCTCGTGTCTACCATGTAGTATGTTACGTGCTTCAGTGCCTTCACGCATTGTTGTTCCTTGTCCTGCTACACCAATTAGGTCTTCGTGTAGGTTACGTCCGAACGGTCCCCATATGCTGTTGTGATGGTTGATGCGTGTGCGTCTTTCTTCTGGTGTGTCTTTGCGTAGTCCATAACCTCTAAACTCAATAAGAACTTTGTTAGGTCCTAATGGAGTTACTGAGTCACTTCTATATGCACTACCACGCAAGTTAAAGTTATAGCCTGGAAACAAGTCTACCATGTACCATTGGTTGGGTGGTAGATTAGGAAAACTTAATTCTCCTCTATCCTCAAAGCCATCATACTCTTCATAGTTTACAGTAAATGAACTTACATTTACGTGTCCGTTATCAAACGGTATGTTCTTACGTGCAAAGTATTCATCGTTAAATCCACTTACTCTATTAAAGTAATGCATGAAGTCGTGATAGAACTCACTGTTCGTATCATGCCACAGTTTGTAGTTTGTATCTATTACTGCTTTATGATAATGGAACACTTCCATTTCTTCTGTATCAATAGCATCAGCAATACAATCAAATGCACCTGCCGTCCATTGTTCTACAGTTTGCGTTGGATTTTTATTTAATGTAGTCCATACCATTCCGCCGTGTTTAACTTCTGTGTATAACGGAGTATAGTCATCCATTAAGAATTCTACTCTAGTCATTGTTCCTGAAGGTGTATTAAACTTACCTGTATTCAAATAAGATTTAATTGAATCTCCGTTATTAACTGCAATAACATTTTGACCTGCAATTTGTGTTGTTCTAAAACTACCTGGCTCCGGCATTTCTGATTTGTGACACATAGGTACCCAAACCTTACTAAAGATTTGTTCTTGTTCTTGTGCAAATATCTCTTGGCTGTTGTAGGCTGTGCTACTAATTGATTCTACGTTTGGTTGTGCTAACCAATTCTTATGATTACGTGGTGGCATGACTTCTCCTTATGATATATTTAAACTAATATAACACAGAAAAACAGTACTGTCTAATAGGTTGTACCTATTACGTAATAGTTGGCTCTGGGGGAAGGACTCGAACCTCCACGATAAATAATTTGCAGTATATCTATCATATGATTAACAGTCATACGTGTCTACCAATTTCACCACCCCAGATTATATCCTTATATCTTGCCGATTTTTTCTAGTGCAGGAATCATACGTGTAATACCTATGCCTCCACCAACTCTTTGAAAGAAATCAAACTCTAAAAACTTTTCAAGTTCTGCCTCTACTCTATCTTTGCCGAACAGTTCGAACAGTAGTTTTGAGTAAGCACCGTCTGTAATACTATGAAATGTATCACGCATCATATCAACATTGCAACTGCGTTCTGCTGATCCAATAGTTTCCATTCCACCTAAGATAACGTCCATCTTCTTTGCAGTATTTCCGTCATCGTTTCTAGCCATGTTCCAGAACGGTGAAGTCATTTCAGGAAAGTTAGTAATGATAGTTTGTCCAAATTCTTCTTCCATTGCAAGTTCGTGTTTCGCATCCATTTCAACATCTACAGGCAGATCAAAATGTGCTTGCCAGTCACCGTATGTTTTTTCTGTAAGTGTACCAAAGCCTAAGTATTCACATAGTTCATACTCCATTGCTTTTAGATCATCTACACTACCTGGCATTTCAAATTCAAACATTGGAAATATTATATCGTGTCTACCTGGTATTGCATTAGGCTCTTGTCTGTAGGAAGTGGAGACACAAAAAAACCCCTTACTATCGGGGCTACTTAATAATTCATGTTCTAGCCACATCTGGCCTGTTTGCGGTAAGGGCCATACCTGGCCTGCGTAATTGTATGTTGCTACATTGAATGGATCTTCACATGCGGCAAGTATGCTTAGTCTGTTTTGGGTATGGACTTCTAAGAATCCTTTATCCAAAAAAAATGACCTTAAAAGGCCAACTGTGTTTGTAAATTTACTTGGGTTTATTAGTTGCGTCATCTTTCTTTTTCCTTTTTCGAGTTTCGACCTAAAAAAAATTTGCTCAAAAAAAAATTGAGCCTGTTTAGTTCTTCTCGTTATTTATCATCGCATTACCTTTTTTGCCACAATGCGGACAATGGAAGGTATACCTTTCAATACAAAGTTTATCTTCCATTGTCGCATATGTGAACCAGTTAGAACAACTGGTGCAAGTTAAATGCCATATTATTTCTTTAACGGCTTTGAACATCTTGCAGTATTTATTTGATTACTTAAAGCCATCTGGATAACTGGGCGTTTCTTCTTGATCAGGATGCCAGTGAGTTACATCACCAGTTAGAAATCCATAATCACAATAGAAGATACTCATGCTTGGCCAAACCTTTCCTTCTTCGTCTTCGTATAGTCCTCCATAGAATCCTCTATGGGCTCCTACTAAATCAAAGAAATACCAACATGGCTCTCCTAATTCGGGTAGTCTTTCGTCAACTTGAATCCATTCCATAATAAACTCCTTTTAAATAGATTATTGTGTTTGTTGTTTGTTATGGAATTATTTTTTATTCGTGTTCGCCACCTGGGTCGCCAGCGTCTAACGGAACTTTTTTTGCATTTCCTTTTGCATCTCTCCAAATGGTATAAGTTCTTGCTCTACCATGTGAGTTATATCCGTTCATAAAATTAAATGCATGAGGTTTCTTTTTAGCAGTTTCAAATGTTGCAACTGTAACTGCTATAGCACCTAGTAATAGAACGTGTAGTACCATGCTGAATATACCTAAATACATGCTACCTACAATGATACCAAATACTGTACACCACATCCATGCTAGTACCTGCATAATCATATGCCTTGTACTGAAGTCTGGAATTTTGCTAAGTGGATTTCTTTGGTCATCCATTACACTATTCCAACAATCATAAACCCATTCTCTCATATCTATTACCTTTTCAAACGTTACTTTTTTAGGATAGTTAGCATCAGCACTATCTTTAAAATCTATTGCATCATATAAGTCATGAAACTTTTCTACAACTTTATGATTTCTAAAATATGCTGTTACTTTATACATACTATTAATTTAACACCTTTCTAAGTGTTTGTCAACAATTTTTGGTAAAGAAGTTGAGTTTCCTCAACTCCTTAAATGTGGTGCTGATGGAGAGACTCGAACTCCCAACCTATTGATTACAAATCAATTGCACTACCAATTGTGCTACATCAGCGTCTTTCTACTTAGTTAACTTGAAATAGATAACTTCGTTTTGTGAAGCATCAAGGACAGTTAAAGCGGGGACACCTGAAGGTTTTGTTTTACCAACATATTCCCAGCCATAGCCAGCCTCTACTTGTTTTTCTGCGGTTCCGAAAAATGTTTGATTGTCCCACATAAACATTCCAAACATTATTGCTAGTGTTGTTCCCATTATATTCTCCCTCTATGTAAATGGCGGAAGTGGTAGGATTCGAACCCACGGTAGAGTCACCCCTACGACGGTTTAGTAAACCGCTCCTTTAAACCACTCAGGCACACTTCCGTATAATTTTATTTATGAAACTTGATGCGATGGTGTTTACCATTTGCCCAGAAAGTCATAATACTGTGACTGTAAACTTCTTTCTGTGTTTCATTGTAACGTGTTTCAATACTGCATTGTCTTTCTGTTCTAGAAGGACCATTGTTCTTTCCGCCTTGAATTGCCCCAATCAAAGCACCCACGCCAGTTGCGGCTTCTTTGCCACTACCTTTACCAAACTGATTACCAATTACGCCTCCTATGATACCTCCTAGGATTGCACCTTCTGTATTTGTGCCTCCACCTACAGTTACATCTCTACAAATCTCAACGTTGTATGGTGTTTGCGAAATTACAGTTTTAAAATGATCTGTTACTTCACCTGTTACAGTTTCAGCAACTGCTGATGAACAACTGACGGCAGTGATAAAGCCTACTGTTAGTAGTTTTTTAAACATATTTTACTCCTTAATGATATTGACGGTACCACCGCCTGTGACTTTAGTTACTCTATCGTATTTAAACGATCTCCAACCTTTTGCATTTAGGTCCCATACTGTAATAGTACCTTCTTTAATAACTTTTTCTGTTTTAGGACGCATGTCTTCTGGAATATGCTCATTGTTCTTTGTGCAAGTCATTACACGTTCGTCACCGTCTAGTTTGTTAAACGTAACAATGAGAACTCCTGTTTTCAAAATGTCAAGCAACTCATCTTGCTTAGGAATACCTTTTAACTCAGCGATTTTATCTTTTGCTTCCATTAAGTCTACCATTACAGTTCCTCCAAAATACCTAAAATTTCTGCCATTACAAAAGCACTACCGGAAAACATCATCAAATATCCTGGATATGCAATTACAATATCAGTGTAATCATTTGCTGACCAAAATTCATAACCTGCGTATGCAAGTACGCCGCCTGCTAATATCCTTACTGCACTTTTAATTAAACTAATATAGAAATGCTTCTTGCTAGGATCTTTAGGTTCAGGCGCACCTGGCATAGTAATTCTTTCTGGAATAGGCATTATTGCATGTCCTTGAGCATAATGTTCATTTGCTCAATTTGTGTTTCCATTTTTTCAAGTCTGTTTTCAAGTTGATCTGTCGCTATAAATGTTAGAGCACCTGCAACAATTAACATTGAATAAAAAATTATACTAAAATATTTGTTCATTATCTTTTCTCCACAATAGTATCTGCTAGTCCGTATGCAACTGCTTCTTCAGCATTCATAAACTTATCACGATCCATGTCACGTTCAAAATCTTCATAAGTTTTTCCGGCTGTGTTGTGCTTAACATACAACTTTGTTAAATTTTCTTTTAGATATTGAATCTCTTTGAAACGAATTTCAATATCACTTGCCATACCCTGAGCACCACCGCTTGGTTGATGAATCATTGTACGGGCATTGGGTAACAACTTACGTTGTCCTGGTTCGCCTGCTTGTGCAAGGAAAGATCCCATTGAACATGCTTGGCCCATCACCATTGTGTGAACAGGTGATTTAATAAATTGCATTGTATCGTAAATACTCATGCCTGAAGTAATTACACCGCCTGGTGAGTTAATATAAAAATTAATTGGCTTTTCAGGATTTTGTGATTCTAAAAATAACAACTGTGCAACGACTACGTTAGCACTAGCATCATCAACTTGACCATTTAACATTACAATACGATCTTTAAGAAGTCTACTGTAAATATCCCATGAACGTTCGCCTCTTGACTCTTGTTCAACTACCATAGGAATTAACGGCATTATTTGACCTCCATCAAAGGTTCTACACTACTTACATCGTGCCAGTTTGTTTGATCACTGTTAAATCTACGTGTAGTTGTTTCTTTACGTAACTGTCCGTCTTTGACTCTGTACGTAATTAATTCTTGTTTGATAACACCTACAGGGTCACCCTCAAATGCACTTACAAGTGGTCCGTCAAAATTACTGTTCATTATCTTCCTTCCTTAACATTATATGATTCTGGTCCAGGAGTTGTAAACTCATAACCGAATGCATTACCAACATAAACTCTTCCGTTGTATTTCATATGGATTTTATTAGTAGCCATAAAAATATTCATTGATTCGTTTACCCTAAAGTTGTCAACTTCTGCTTCTGCAACTTTATCATTATTTGTGCATGTTACTATACACTTATTTTCGAATACTTCTTTCATTTTACTCCTAATAGTTTTAAATTTAAAACAAAGTTCTCTACCATTAGTTTAACACATATTGCCTTTAATGTCAAGTGATTTTTGTCCAATTCAGCAACATGCATAGCCATAAGATTAAACGCTTCATCTTCTGATATATTCAGTTGACCCCAATCAATAGGGTCAACTGTATCTGCTTCTAGTGCAAGTTCTTTTAGTATCTTCCAATCATCCAACGTTTATTTCCTCTACGTCTAATGGTGTGAAGTTAATTTGCTCAACACTAACACACTTGTATGGACCTGGAGGACAAGCATTAGTATGAATGTGTCCATGGACGTTTAAGATACCATCTTTGAATCTGTGTGACTCATTAAGAGTTTGCTCATGCATCGGAGCATGACTTAAAACCATTCCTGGTAATTCAGTCCATAACTTGATGCTTTTGAAAAACGGAGCAAGAAACTTTGGGTTATCGTGGTTACCTAATATTAAATGTTTCTTACCAGGCAACTTTGCAAAGTTTGCTTCTAACCAGTCAACTTTGTTTTCACCAAACAATACATCACCTAAGTGAATAATAGTATCTTCAGGCTTCACAACACTTACCCAGTTGTCCATCATACACTCGTTCATTTGCTCTACAGAGTCAAAGTTCCTTACAGGCTTACCAATGTAATCCTTGAATGAAAGTATAAGTTCGTGGTTAAAGTGAGTATCACTAATTACGAATGTTTTAGGCATAGTGGGTTGACCTTCTATTAAATGTATAACTTTATTATACCATCACTATAGTTGAAAGTCAACCACTATTGGTTAAATCAATGTAAAGTATTTTCTTGATAGTCTTGTGTTACGTCAATGCCAAAAACTGAAACGCACATATTTACAATCTGTTCTGGCACATCTTCTTCTTCTTTACCGTCAGGTATAAACAAACCTTTAAGTTCACCGGATGATGAAATTATCAATCCCCAGTCGTCGTCTTCTAATGCATCTTCAAATTCTATTTTCTTAGTTATTTGCTTAGTCATAAGATTTCTCCTCTGTGGCTTATATTGTATTTATGGATTGATTAAACTTTATAAAGTTTAACGTAATTTAGTTTTGTTTCGTTTACTTGAAATAAACGATTCTTATCATGAGCCTTTACTTTGGCTTTGAACTTTCTATGTTCTCCTACTGGAATTTCAAACTTATTCCAAAAACTTATAAGATTGCCCATAACATTAGCAGTATAAGCATGACGCTCATAGTGACTACTGTAGTAACCAGACATGATTTCGCAAACACCTTCAACTGATTCACCTATACCTCCTATATATTGACTGTCTCGATATTCTGTACGAATTTTTTTCTTAAGAGTATTTTCGCCTGTTTCTCTAGAGACAAATTCAGGAACATATGCTAGTATTCCTAATTTGTTAAAATCAACTTCTTCAATTGTTGCTGATTGTACAATATCTTTTTGGAAGTCTGACAATGTATCGCCAATGATTCCAAAAGCATATCGCTTAAAATGTTTGACAGCATCGTTGACAGCCTCGTAGTCTTCGCTAGTTACTGTAAACGGTTTAAAATCATTAGGGCGAAATTCTGGACGTAATTGAAACTTCAACATTTCTTTATTACTAAAAATTGTAGGATTGTCTTCTGAAAACCTACGTGTATCTTTTACATAACTACCGTTAATACGTTGTGCGGCATATGCATTTGCTAGTACATCTTGTGTTCTATATAATACCGGTGCGTGATCTCTCATGTTTGCCTCTTTTTGCCTAATTGTTATATACGATTATATACGATTATATACGGTTTGTCAACCTATAAGATGTCGTCTGCTACACCTAGGTCAACCAATTGCTTGGCTGTGTAGTATTGATCTGAAGGATTTTTAATAAACTTGTTACGCACTTCTTGTACAGTCATGCCTGTTGCTTCTTTTAAAATTTGCAAACATCTTGCTTCACAGTTTTGATTCTCTTTCATTTGTGCTCTTATGTCATGCATCTTAGCATCTAAGTTATCACTATGCTGATGATTCATAACACCTGTATTCTTACCTATGAAACGATAACCTTGTGAACCACTTGCAAATATTAAAAAGCCTGCACTCATAATAGAACCTATGCCAACTGTGCTAATATGATGATAACTTGTTTTCATTATATCTATTAATGCAAACATCTCGTATAAGTCGCCGCCTGGTGTATTAAGATATAGTTCTAGTACACGTTTAGGTTTTTTTACAAGGTTAGCACTAATGATCCATTTAATTGCTTCGCTTACATTTTCATTTGTAAGTTCACCATGAAGATAGTGAATATCATTGTCCAGTAAACTTCTGTCTACTGCATCTACACTAGTCCAACTTTCATATTTAGGCATAATTTATTATATACGTATTTATTATATTTGGGTCCATTTATACTTACTTAGATTATTTGCTTCGCAATAACGTACAAAAAGACCTATTTCTCTACCGTGTGCTTCGATTTCCCATGGTAGATCCCAATAGTTTGTTTCGTCTGGATTATATGTCTTACCCATCCAAAGATGCTTGTCAGGACTAAGTTCACGTTTAGCATATTGCTTAACATGTACCATTTCATGAGCAACTGTTTCTAGCACTGCTCGTAGAGATTGTGTTTTGTCAATTTCTAATTCAAATGTTCTATTGTTATCTTCTTCTAAACAATATCCCATTGCACCAGTAGGTTTACATAAATTTACAGTAATATCTAAATTCATTCTTGGCATAAGTGTTTTCACACAAAATTCGACCATACCTTGGACATGCTTTTTTTGTGATTTAGAACCGCCATTTACATCGACAAATATCATGTTTTCTCCTACTGTATATACTAATAGTATATACTAAAATAGGGTGAATGTCAAGTGTTTTGGTTGTATCAAATACGGTAAGTTACGCGGCCTTTTGTAAGATCATATGGAGTCATTTCAATTTTTACTCTATCACCTGCTACAATACGTATTTTATTTTTACGCATTTTGCCGCCAGTATAGCAAGTTATTACATGACCGTTGTCAAGTCCTATCTTAAACATTTGGTTTGGTAAAATCTCAAGGACTTTGCCTTCTGCTTCAATTATATCTTTGCTCATTCAGGTTGGGTAATGACAACTACGTTTTGATCTTCTTCTTTAGCCTCTTCTGGCTTTGTAATAATAATGGTACCTTTGTCGCCTACATCAAATTTTAATTTATCACCGACTTTCCATCCTTGTGATTCTAAAATTTCTGGGGGTATTACCATATTAACATTTTTCTTGTCTCCTGGGATATCTTGAAAAATGTCTTCTGCTTTGTATTCATATGTTTTTAATGCCATACTGTATTTACCTCCATTGCGGTCCTCTTACCCAGCCTACTAAACTGTGTCGCATACCTTTAGTTACAGGTCTTACTCTGTGCCATGTATAACTAGGAAATAAAAGAACATCGCCTTTCTTAATTTTTAATGTGTGTACACGAGGTTCAGCAACAGGAGAGCCACACTCTATTTCAAACTCGCCGCCTTCATAATCTTCAGATAGTAAAATACTAAAACTAATTTTTCTAATGGTTTCTTCTAATTCGCCAATGAAATGATCTACATGCCAATCATACTTTTGTTCTTTCTCACCATCATACTGTGTAAACTGTAGAGGTTCAATTACTTGATGTTCAAATCCCCACTGGGCTTGTTCATTGGCTGAGTGTACTATGTCAAAAATATGTTGAAAGAGTGGTTCTGATTTTTCATTTGCGTCAATCCAACTTACATCACTGTGTCTTTTATTCTTTGGATCTTTTTCTGCTGACTTTGCTTTTTCTACTTCTGGTGCCAAGTCGTAAACCATGTCTATCCATTTTTGTTCAAATGGTTGTTCGTTAAAATGGATAAAAGCCTGTTGTCGTAACATTAAGTTTCCTTTACTAATTTAGGGTGAGGTTCTCGATCGTTGTAAATATCCCCTGCCAATGCTTGTAAATCTATAACAAGAGAATCAATCTCATGATTATCTCGTTCTTGTTTTGGTGTGTCATATTTTAAACGTCTAAGTTTCATACTTTTCTCATACATCACTGAAACTTTATCGCATAGTTGACTTATCTTATGTTGCATATTAAAACTCCATATCTGCCGCTACAATGTAACGATTTTGTTCTGATTGTAATATACCAGGACGGTGCCAGCACTTACCTGGATATATCATCCAGTGTCCTGTTTTCCAAGTTGTTATCATTTGTCCATCTTTGTCTATACCATTTGGTGCAAGTTCGGTACCTGCTGTTTCGTAACTATTAACATCATCAGGTAAATGTAAATAATACACTCCGCTGATTGTTTTAGTTTGTGGATTATGATTGTGATGATGCCAAAGTTTATCTCTATCTTCTCCAGGCAAGCATGTTTGAAATGCCCACGACTGTACTTGCTTGATACTTACTTCCATTTTTAAATAAGAAAAGCAAGACCATATAAAACTCATTTTAAGATTTACAAAGTCTTGTGTAGGAGTACCAAAAACATTCCAATCGGTTTGATACTTAGGACTGTTCTTCCAATAGCGTCCTGCTTCAATGCCTGTGTTAATTTCAAGCATCATTCGTTCACGAGAACTTTGATCAATTAATGCTGACCAATCATAGTATTCGTGAACGTTAAAACTCATTAAGAGATTCCTAAATACTTACAACAGTTCTCTGGAGTTGATTCAATATAAGGATCATCATCTTCGCCATCATTATTAATTCCCGGTTCTTGCCACCATTTCTCAACAACGCCATCGTTGATAATAGCCATGTATCTCCATGAACGCATTCCAAAACCTAAATGATTTTTACCGATAAGCATACCCATAAATCTTGTAAAGTTTCCAGAACCATCTGGAATAAATTTTACATTCTTAATGCTTTGCTGATTTGCCCAAGCATTCATAACAAAGGCATCATTAACACTCATACAATATATGTCGTCAATATCTTTGTTACAAATCTTAGTATAATTTTCTTCAAAGCCTGGAAGTTGTTGTGAAGAACAAGTTGGTGTAAATGCTCCTGGGAGACTAAACAATACTACCCTCTTACCTTTAAAGTAATCATCTGTAGTCTTATTAATCCATTCTCCGCCGATAGAACATCCTTCTACTCCGTCAACTTCTTCATCGCCTTCTCGTGTTCTAAAAGTTACATAAGGTACCCTAAAACCTTCAATCATAAATTTTTCTCCTTTAATACGATTATATACGATTATATACAATTAGTCAACTATTTTTTTGTTCGAACTTTAGATTTCGGTCTGGTTACTGCTACAGTTGCACCTTTACGTGCTTTCTTTTGTGCTTTTTCTTTGGTTTTTGCTGTCTGTGCGTTTTCATCATATTGATGATCAATTCTGCCACCAGGTAAATCTGGTGCAAATAGTGTTTCAGTAGTTGTTTTGTTATATCCCCAACGTTCATGCGAAGCCCCTGATTGCACTTTAGGTTTTTGTGGTACACCTAGTAACCTTTTTAAATCCTTCTTTTCTCCACATTCAGGGCATTCATCTGGCTTTTCTTCGTAACGAAGTACCTCGTCCCAGAGGTTGTTACACTGCTGGCAATGATATGGATAAATTGGCATAGTTCCTCCTGTATATATATGTGTATTTAATTGATAAATATAGTTGGAGGGCTTAGAATGGACTTTTTAGGATTAGTTAGTGATGTAGGATTTCCGATCGCAGGGGCGATAGCATCGGGTATCTTTGTATTCACTACTTTAAAGTTTATACTAAGCGGAGTTACTGGATCCGTAAAAAGTCTTAAGGGCATTATAATGGGACTTGATAATCGTGTTCAAACTATGAACAACGACCTAGTTAAAATAGATACACTTATGAGTTATGCTTTGAGTGTAAAGCCTAATGTAGACAGAATTGCCGCAAACGAAGGTAAGGATGATGCACGTCGTGATTAAGGAGAAAAACAATGATGTGGGTAGACTATACAGTAGATCAAGCAGGAGAGAATTTTACCGTTAGAGGTGATTGGCCCGGAGAAGTAATGGGTCTAATGAAAGACGGTTCTAAAAAAGAAAATTTTTTATATAAGCCAGGTGATGTTTTCGTAGTAAATGATAGTGGTTGGCTAATTAAAACAAACGAACTTGCCGTGTTTATGGCAAAATACGAAGAAAGTAAAAAGAACAAGAATGGATCTAGCAACAGCGATTAGTGAGTACGGATTTCCCATCATAGCGGCAATGGGTCTCGGCTATTTTGTCTACTATGTTTGGAAATGGGTAACTACTGAAATCGATCCTGTCTTAAACGATGCAAGCAAAACATTAATTGGTTTGATTGATCGTATTCGTATGTTAGATAATGATATGATACGTCTAACACAGAAGTTAAATATGGTATTAGAGTTTAAAGAACAGTATGAAAAAATGACTGGGAAAAAACTTGATTTAGATCTTGACACTATAGAGAGAGTGAAAAAGGAAATTCAAGATGTCAAAGTCACTAAGCGACGAAAATGAATGTGAAACGTGTGGCCACAAGTGCCATAGAGACAAAGACTGTCCAGAGTGTGCTAACGATGTATGCTTCAGATGTAAGTGCAAAGATTGTGTAACTGATTAGTCTACTGGCTTGTAAAAATCTTTATCACGTTTTCCTAATAACTTTTCTCTTATTAATTCTATTTCAGTTTTAGGCTTTTCGATAATTTGTTGCTTAGGTATATCGAAACTAGGTTCTTTTTTATTTCCAACACGATTTTCATGTGCTAATTGTGCATCTGCAATTCTACGTTTCAAACTATCTACACGATGTTCTAGTTGTAAACAGTACTCTTCCATTTCCCAATTTATTTGTTTTTTAAACCAACCAAACATTATTTTGTTGTGGCGATGAATACGCCATTCCAATCTTTAGGTAAATCTTGTGTTTTCATATACTCACACCTTTCAATCCACATTTTATAGTAACCTTCCATTTTTCCATCAAAGTGTCTCATTAGTTTTTCACAAATCCATATTGCTTCATCAAACTTTTGTGCTTGATATGCTTCGTGCATATCTTGATGCTGACGTTGTGCTGTGCGCCATGCAGGACGTCTTTGATCCAACACTGTCCATATCCCAATGCCGACTGTTTTACCTTTAACTGCTAGGTCATCTATTTTCAAGTAGAAGAAGTCTGACTTTGTACGTTGATATGTCGCATCTCCAATAAGAAGTACACATCCGTATTCCTTACATTTGCTTTCAATACGAGCGGCTGTACTGACTGAGTCTCCAAGGACATCGTAACTGTGTCTTTGTGTACTACCCATTTCGCCCAGATAACCAAGACCAGTATTAATGCCAGCCCCCATCCCAACGGGTGGCCTGCCTTCGCTAGTAATTTTTTCATTAAATATCTCCACTGCTTTTAGCATATCTAATCCACACTGCACTGCTGTACGAGGATGATCGGGATCATCAATAGGTGCATTGTGTACATGCATACTTGCATCGCCAATATATTTAATGACCATGCCGTCTGCATCTAGTATAGGTTGCGTAATTGCATCCATATAGCCATTCATAATTTTTGTTAGGCCTTTTACATCATCGCCAAATGATTCACCTAATGGTGTAAAGCCTCTAAGGTCTGAAAAACAAATTGAAACTTCTTTTTTCATTCCTTCTTTTATAAGTGCAGGATTTTCTTGTAACATACGCACTACTGTTGGACTTGCGTAACCTGCAAACTGTTTTTTAATTTCTTGCTTTTGAAAGTATTCACTTACAAAGCGATTAAACACTGCATGTAAACCTACAATCAGAACCGTAAGGACCGGAAAAGTGACATCCAGCAAATAAAGGTGGTTTTGCCAAGCGTATAATGCACTGTAAGCAAGGCCTCCGGAAAACAGAACAATAGCACCACCAACTATGTAGTAGGGCGTAAAACGTGCTAACAAGACTAAAAGAAAACCTATAACTGCTGTTGTTAGTAGTTCTGCTAACAACGCCCAATAAGGTCTTTGTATTTGATCTCCGTCAATTACTGTTTGTAGGGTTACTGCCGCAGGAATATAGTTAAATTGAGGCCCTGTTGGGCTTGCAATCATGCCTCCTATTCCTTCTGCCTGTGCTCCTATAATAACTGTCCGGCCAGTGACCATACTTAAATCATCACTGGCCGCACTAATAGTTTCAAATTGCTTGTTCCAACGCAACCAAATCTGTCCGTTTGGATCAGTTTTAATAATAGGATAGCCTGGTACTCGTATTGCTTCAATGCCGCCACCTGCTTCTTTAACTTGATAACTTGGTGCGCCAGTTGAAACACGAATTACTTCTACTGCTAAAGCAGGATACGTATCATCCTGGATACGCATAATGAGAGGAACACGGCGTATAACGCCATCAATCTCAGGTGATGTGTTTATAACCCCAACACCGTCTGCATTGTCTCCTAGCAGTGGTATAGGTCCCAACATTCCCGGCCATTCAAACATATATGGCAGTGGGTCTCCTATCTTCGCAATACCTCGCGGGACCGAGTTGCGATTGACTTGGGTAGTTCCTGCTTGTGCAATTACTACTCCGTTGCCCGCAAGTGCTTGAGCCAAGTCCATGTCGCCGCCTAACCTATCGACCTCTGACATTAGAATTGGGAGTACTATAATACCCGCACCTGCTTCTCGAAGTTTCCAGATTATATCTGCCAGTACTTCTCGCTTCCAAGGCCATTGCCCATACTTTTCAATGGCTGTTTCATCGATAGCGACTACTACAATATCTTGGGACACTTGTGGTTGATCAGTGGTTTGTAGTATATCGAATTGCTTCAACCGGAGCGTTTGGACAATGGTGCTATCACCATAATGTATGCTGATCATAACTATAGCCGTGATAAAGGCTACTGCCCAATGGGTGATATACTTGCTCATACTGTATTTATCGGTGCTACTTA